ATAAAAGCGTTAAGGGTCTATCTAAGTCTTTTAAGAAACTAGCAGGCGCAGCAGGCATCGGCCTATCAACTGCCGCAGTAATCAAGTTCGGCAAAGAAGCTGCTAAGGCATTCATAGCAGACGAGAAAGCTGCCTCTCGATTAGCAATGTCAGTCAAGAATCTTGGTCTAGGTTTTGAGACTCCACGCATTGAACGTTACATCGCCGATCTTTCTGCCATGTCTGGCGTTACTGATGATCAACTACGTCCAGCCATGCAGCGTCTATTGCAGACCACAGGCTCGGTTACTAAGTCTCAAGAATTACTTAATCAAGCGATTGACATCTCACGCGGCTCAGGCGTTGATTATGAGACTGTCGTCAATGACCTTTCAATGGCTTATGTCGGCAATACTAAAGGCCTTCGTAAGTATTCTCTAGGACTATCTCAGGCAGAACTTAAGACTATGAGCTTCGCAGATGTACAGTCTAAGTTTGCTTCTACATTTAAGGGATCTAATGCCGCCTACCTTGACACTTACGCTGGCAAGTTCGAGCTAATCAATACAGCAGTCGGCGAAGCAAGCGAGAAGATCGGTGGGGCTCTAGTCGAGTCTCTAGTCTCAGCATTCGCCGCTGGAGATCCTCAAGAATTCGTTGCTAAGATCGAAGGTCTAGCAACAAAGATTGCGAGCATGGTAGCAACAGCCGTGTTCGGGTTTAAGAAACTTTATTACTTGACATCTGATCAGGCTATTCTGGCTTCACTTAACCCGTTTGATAATTATGAGAACGATGTTGTCAAGATCATCGACATGCAAGAAAAGATGTTTAGAGCTTCATTCGAGGGTATCAAGATGGGTTATCTAGGATCAATGCCTGTCGGTATCTATTCCAGCGCATCCAATGATGCAGCCCGTAAGAAGGCTGAAGCCGATGCACTTAAGCGTCAAAAAGACTTGCTCAACTTGCAGACTAAATCCCTTGCAGAACAGAAAAAGAAGTCTGCGCTAGACAGAGCCTCAAAGACTCTCAACCTAGAGGCTATTGGTATTGAGGCAGCCCTTAAGGGCAAGATCAGCGAGACCGATCGCATCTCTCTACTATTGCAGAAGGCTATCCTCGAAGGCAATGCAAGTCTGGCCACACAGTTATCTGATCAATTAGAAGCTGCAACTAAGCGCCAGAATGAACTACGCGCCTTGCTACTGACTACGCCAGAGGCTCCCAATCCTTATCGTAACTGGACGCTACCCTTAGACCTTCTCAACTACACAGCCTCATCCCTTGGCGTATCTGTAGCACAATTACAGAACGCGCCAGTTGCTCCATCCTCTAGCTTCTCGGATGCAGAGATGGAATTGATGTCTGCTGTCAATAGATTCCAAGGGGCTAATGCTCAAGCCATTAACGTCGAGGTCTATCTTGATGGCGACATCGTAGGCGGTGCAATTACTAACTCACAGGTTAATAACTCACTGTCTGGCTCGTTTAATCAAGTTAATCGCTCACGCAATAAGGGCGCAGTAGCAATCGAATGACACTTCCTGCAACTATCTCGGTATCATTCGACTTTAGCCAAGGTGCTACATTCGGATATCCCTTTACTATTGGCGATCCGCAATACGGCGTAATTGGAGTAAGCACCTTTGCAAGCTCAGAGATTCCAGAGCCTGTGATCGATCTAAGCGATGTCACTCGATCAATTAAGATCAGTCGTGGTCGTAACATCATGCGTGACACCTACGAGTCTGGCAACTGCACAGTCCGAGTCCTTGATCCTAATTCTTATTTTAACCCTCAAAATGTATCTAGTCCGTACTACGGCTATCTCACTCCATTACGCAAGATCCGTGTAGCTGCAACTACTGATACTACACAGGAGTTCCTATTCTCAGGATATGTCGATTCGTATAAGTATTACTATCCAACAGGGCAGGAAATTGGATACGTCGATATCATCTGCTCCGATGCATTTAGACTCTTTCAGATGGCTAACGTCTCAACTGTCGCAGATGCAACCGCTGGCCAGACTACTGGCACGCGTATCACTAAGATCCTCGATCAAGTCTCATTCCCTACATCGATGCGTATCACTGACACAGGATCAACTACAGTTCAAGCAGATCCGGCAACGGCTCGCACATCCCTTGCAGCTCTCAAGGCTGCTGAGTTCGCAGAGCAGGGCGCATTCTTTATCCGCACAGATGGCACCGCAGAGTTTAAGGATCGCACTGATGTTGTGGGATCTCTAGCTGCTGCACCTATCGAGTTTAATCAGACAACAGGCATTCCCTACTCTGATCTCAAGTACGCCTTCGATGATAAGCTCATCGTCAATCAAGCCAGCATGACACGCATCGGCGGCGCAGCACAGACTGCAACAGATGCATCATCATCGGCTAAGTATTTCCCTCATGGCACAACTATTACAGACATGATCCCTGAAACAGATGCTCAAGTCTTAGACATCGCCAAGATATATGTAGCGACCAGAGCTGAGACAACTATCCGCATCGATGCCATGACTGTCGATCTACTTGATACAGATGTACCAACTGACACCATGATCGGCCTTGATTACTTTGACAACGTCAAGATAACTAACGTCCAGCCAGACGGCTCGACGATTGTGAAGGTTCTGCAAGTGCAGGGCTTGGCGTGGGACATAACCCCTAACAGCATGAAGTGCACAGTTACAACACTTGAGCCTATAGTTGAGGGATTCATCATCGGATCATCTACTTACGGTATAATCGGACAATCCATAATGGGATACTAGGAGAAAATCATGGCAGAAGGCTTTCCAGCGACAACAGGCGACATCTTTACAGCCGCAGACTATAACGGCCTAGTAGCCTTTACTGTAGGCGCAGCACAGACTGCTGACTATACGGCTGTCATAGCCGACGCTTATCAGGTAGTAGAGCTCATGAATAAGGCGACGGCGATTGCCTATAAGATCCCTACTAATGCTTCAGTAGCATTCCCTATTGGCACAGTGCTCACAGTCCTAAACATTGGCGTAGGAGTCTGCACGATCTCAGCAGTTACACCTGGCACAACTACAGTCTTATCTGCTGGAGGCACAGCAGCTTCACCTACCCTTGCACAATATCGCAGCGCTGCCTGTATTAAGACAGGCACAGATGCTTGGTACGTTGTAGGAGCCATTGGCTAATGATTGCTAACGTCATCACAGGCTTACTTAATCGAGCGCCATCCACGACTGTAACATCTGTCGACTATTTAGTAGTTGCAGGCGGTGGTGCAGGTGGAGCAGGCGGAGATTTTACGGATAAATTTGGTGGCGGCGGCGGTGCTGGCGGATTTAGAACGGCAACGGATTTTGCAGTAAGCGGATCATTTACAGTAACAGTTGGCGGTGGCGGTGCAGCTGTAGCTTCTGCATCGGGTGGCTCAGGTAGCCCTTCAGTATTTAGCACCATAACTTCTGCAGGCGGTGGCGGTGGCGGCAAAAAAGAAGTTAACGGAATAGCAGGCGGTTCTGGCGGTGGCGGTGGTCATGGTGGAATGGGCAACACTTCAGGCGGTGCAGGCAATACACCATCAACTTCACCATCTCAGGGCAATGCTGGCGGGGGTTCAACAACAAGCACAAATGCCGGCGGCGGCGGTGGATCATCGGCTGCGGGAACTACTTACACATCAAGCCCAAGTGGTGGTGGTGCTGGTACATCAAATTCTTATTCCGGCAGCGCAGTAACTTATTCAACAGGCGGTAATGTAAGAAATGGTTCGGCAGCTGGTGGCGCAAATACTGGTAATGGTGGATCGGCAAATACTCAATCAGCTGGTGGCGCAGCAGGCGGTTCTGGAATTGTAATTATTAGATACCTCGACACATTCTTAGATTTAACTTCTATTGGCGGTACGCTAGTAAAAAGCGGCGGCGGTACTACACCGACGACAACTGCTGGAGGCTATAAGATTTATGTCTTTACAGGTGGTACGGGGACGGTGACTATCTAATGGCTCACTATGCATTCTTAGATGAGAATAACATTGTCACAGAAGTAATTGTTGGCCGTAATGAAGATGAAGAAGTTGACGGCATAACTGACTGGGAGCAGGCCTACTCAGAAGTGAGAGGCCAAGTCTGTAAGCGCACTAGCTACAATCACAACATTCGCTATAACTATGCAGGGATCGGATTTACTTACGATCCAATTGATGACGCATTTATCCCACCGATGCCTGACTGCACTCATGCAGAATTGACATTGAACGATCTAAAGCGATGGGAGTGTGCAACCTGTGAAGCCGCGCTTAAGCAAGTCAGCGATCCAACTGCGTGAGCAGATAGATGATGCATTCCGAGATCGAGATCGAACTTCGGACGGTTGGATCGGTGATACCCGACACGCTGCTCGCAAGTCTGATCATAATCCAGATGTTCAAGGATGGGTACGCGCCATCGATGTTGACCGCGACCTTGCTGGCAAAAAAGGCAAGCCCGATCTCATGCCTGACTTGGTCGATCAGATTCGAGCCCTTGCAAAATCTGGCGATAAGAGGATCAGTTACATCATCTTCGACGGCCGCATCGCCTCATCTAAAAAGGCTTGGTCTTGGCGTCCTTATGATGGGATCAATAAGCATAATCATCACGCGCATATCAGCTTTACTATTAAGGGCGACGAAGATAGTTCGTACTTCAATATCCCAATGATAGGTGGAAACTAATGGAGCAAGCAAAATCACTAGCAGCATCATGGGCTCGATCATTCTTGGCCGCTGCCCTCGCGCTATACATGGCAGGCGTAACAGATCCTAAGACCTTAGCGATGGCAGGCGCGGCAGCAGTAGCACCCGTCATTCTGCGCTGGCTCAATCCTAACGATGCCTCATTCGGAGTCGGGAAAGAATGACTCAAGAAAACTTCTTCACTCTTTACTTCGCTAGCCTTGCCGTCATCGGTGGGCTTGCAGGTTATGTGATCACGCATCTTCTGTCTGAAATTAAGCGACTCAACTCGCGTGTCGATGAGATTTATAACATCCTTCTAGAACGATAATTATTGACATGGCAAGAAAGAAAGTCATCGATCTCGATACTTACTCACAGCTTGACGCATGGGCTATCAGCCTGCACGAGATGTATCGCGCACTACGCAAGGCAGGATTCGCAGTTGATCTTTGCCTAGCAATCATTACAGATCGAGACTCTTACCCCGAGTGGATACTGCCTGAGATCCCTGACCGAGTGGATCGCTTACCCTACGAGGACGACGACGAGGACTAATGAAGCGCATTGTCATAGTGAGCGACCTACAGGTTCCCTTCCACGATAGACACGCAGTTAAGAATCTAGCCAGTTTTATAGCCAAGTTTAAGCCGCACGAAGTAGTCACGATAGGAGATGAGATTGACTTCAACACGATCTCAAAATGGTCAGAAGGCACGCCAGAAGCCTACGAGCAGACTCTGGGAGACGATCGCGATGAGGCTGTTCAGGTACTTTACGATCTACAAGTAACGCAATGCCTGCGTAGTAATCACACTGATCGTTTATACACGCAGCTGATGCGTAAAATTCCCTCATTCCTTTCATTGCCGGAACTTAGGTTCGAGAAGTTTATGCGCTTTGATGAGCTTGGCATTACCTTTCATAAGAAGCCGTATAACATCGCGCCCAACTGGATAGCAGTACATGGCGACCATACCCCTATCAAGTCACAAGGGGGTCTCTCAGCCCTTGAGGCAGCCCGTAGGCATGGTAAGAGCGTCATCTCTGGACACACACACAGAGCAGGGAGATCGTCCTTCTCAGAGGCCTCTGGAGGCCGTATAGGGCGTGTCCTGCATGGCGTAGAAGTAGGCAATCTTATGGACTTTAGCAAGGCCAGTTACACAAAGGGCTCGGCTAACTGGCAGCAGGCATTCGCCATTATGTATGTCGATGGCAAGAACGTGCAGGTTGATCTTATCTACATTGAGAAGGATGGGACTTTCGTCGTCTCAGGCAAGCGGTATGGACGACCTAGATAACGAGCTGGATCGGGACATCGATGACCACATCGATGACGCAGAATCGTTACCATTTCGTTATCTAAATATTTAAAAATTCCCCCTTAGATCATGAGACAGTAGAGCCATCAACGAAGGGCGTTGATAAGAAAGGCTCAACATGTTCGATCCATCATTAGGCGATTTAATTGCCATGATTGCACTATCAGCACTATATTTCCATCTAGGCCGTACAGTCGGCATTCGCGTAGGTTATCTACAAGGGCGTAAAGCTGTGAGAGATTACTACGAATCTAAAGAAAGGGTGAGAGTGTGAAAGCAAGTGAAGTCCTATTATCAGCTACTGACATCATTGGAGACCGAGGAAGAATTTATGGTCATCCTCGTATCAATCAGACTCGAATCGCACTACGACTCCAGCAGATGCTTGAGACACCAATCTCAGACCATCAAGCGTGTCTGGCGATGGTCGAAGTCAAGCTCGCACGTCTCCAAGAAACCGCTGACCATATTGACTCCTATATCGACGCGTGTGCTTACCTCGCACTAGCTTGCGAACTAATTACTGAAAGGGATGAGCAATATGTTTGACGAAGAAACAGCAACGACAATGGACATGTGGCGTCAACACAATCATCTTTCTTTATTGCTTAAGATTTACGAGGTAGGTCTAGTACCTGCCGATTACGATCTGTGGCTTATTTACACAATTAAGGCAGAAGTGAAGGATTATCTAGACACCTACGGCAGAGAAATGGGCGAAGATGTTTAACCTAGAAGATTACGAGACAGTAGAAGAAAGACTTATTAAGTTTTGGAAGGATCACCCAGATGGACAAATTCATACAAAGTTACTTGATCAATCCGCTGGCCGTTTTATTGTTGAGGCTGCTATATATCGTACAGAGGCGGACATTCGTCCATGGACTACAGGACTTGCAGAGGAAACGATTCAAGGTCGAGGTGTCAATGCGACAAGCGCGCTGGAGAATTGTGAAACTAGTGCTATCGGTCGAGCGCTTGCTAACGCAGGATATGCAACAAAGGGAAAGCGAGCGTCACGAGAAGAAATGGTCAAAGTTAATAAAGCGAATGAAGTGAGGGCAACGATCGATGAGGTCAAAGCCAAGATGACAGAGACGTCCGGCACTTACATCCCAGTAGTAAAGGAAGAAGATCCATGGACTATCAAGCCAGCGACTATGCCGCCCACAATGGGGGAAGCTGTATCGACGGTGAAAGAGATCATTGGCGGCCAGACAGAGAAGGATATCCCTCATTGCAAGCATGGTGAGATGATGTGGAAGACTGGCACTACCAAGGCAGGCAAGCCATGGGGTCACATGAAATGCAAGGCAGCAGTTACAGGTGAGATCGGCGGTCGATGCGAGTCGCCTAACGATGTGATCTGGTACGAGATTGCTAAAGATGGATCATGGCAACGCCAGAAAGCGAGAATGTAATGGGACGCTTACAGTTCATGAACCAAGACGGAGAATGGGAGTCATTCCCTACTGAGGATGAGATCCATCGATCGAAAGAAGTCATAGCAATTCTTGAGGAGTTTACTTTTACGACTAGATGCTGCTTATGTAATGACTCAATTCCTTACAAAGACATAAAGGTCAACCTAGTTAATAAGAGCTGGTCATGCGCTAAGTGTCACGCTGTCAATGGCCTCACAAAGCCGTAAGTACCGAGGATTCTCGACCGAGCGTGTGGTCGCACGTTACCTTTCGGAGTGGTGGCCACATGCAGACATCGGTAGAGGGGCTGGAAAAGATATAACACATGTCCCGTTCGACATGGAAGTTAAAGCTAGATCGGCGTTCCAGCCAAAGGCGTGGATCGATCAGGTCACAAAGAGGGCGAGTAAAGCTGGTGACTTGCCTATCGTAGTGAGTCGATTGAATGGTCAAGGGGAGAAGGCTCCTAGTGAGTACCTTGCATTCATGAGACTCGGTGATCTGGTCGATCTATTGCTCAAGGCAGGTTACGGGGATTTCAAGGATAATCTGAGACAATTAGAACCTATGAGATGCACGATGTGTGGCGTTTGGTCATTCACCGAGATATGCAGAACATGTGAGGTCGATCCAGATGCCAACCTATGAGTTTGAGTGCGATAACGATAAGTGTGAAAGCAATGCACGTGTGGAAGAATGGCTATCTATAAATGAGCCTCACGACTTAGAATGCCCGTTCTGCCATAGTCCTATGCATAAGGTTTACAGCTCTATCGGGGTATCGTTTAAGGGATCAGGATTCTACAGTACGGACAATCGATGAAGATAGGCAGCTTATGCACTGGCTATGGTGGTCTAGACATGGCAGTCGAGGCTTACTTTAATGCTGAGACTATTTGGTGTTCTGAGATTGATCGATATGCTAGCCAGTTAATTGAACAAAGACTTGGTACACATAACTTAGGCGATCTTAAGAAGATTGACTGGTCTATAGTTCCCGATGTGGACATCCTCACGGCTGGCTATCCATGCCAGCCATTCAGCACAGCAGGCAACAGAAAGGGCACAACTGATGAAAGACACCTCTGGCCGTATATTAAGGAAGCAATTAGCGTACTTAGACCGAGATTCGCTGTCTTGGAGAATGTGCGAGGGCATCTCAGCCTCGGATTTAACGAAGTTCTCAAAGACCTTGCCGAGATTGGGTACAATGCAAGCTGGAGAATTGTTCGAGCTAGTGACATTGGAGCCCCACATCAAAGAGCCAGATTATTTGTTATTGCCTACCCCAACAGTGATGCATGTGAGGAATCACGACGAGTCGGTAGAAACTTTCGATGCGAGGCAGGCGCAATCATCAACAGGGCAGATAGGACAATCGACAGGGGTTGCTCTAAGAAGATTATTACCAACACCACGCGTGGGCGGGCAGGGGAGCAATCCTTCGGAATATCGGAGAAAGACACCGGGATTGGCAGCGATTGTGACTTTGGAATCTACGAAAGGGAAGTACCGACTCCAATGGGTGAGGATGATAAGTTAAATCCTGTATATGTTGAGTACATGATGGGATTGCCTAAGGGATGGGTAACCGATATGGAATTATCCCGTGTGCAGAAATTAAAGATGTTGGGTAATGGAGTAGTGCCTCAACAGGCTTATTATGCGTTGCAATTACTATGTGATGCAATTCACATTCCACATAGTGAGATTATAGGAGATGCTACACATGAAGGTATTTGACACGTCTGGTACTCTCAGCGCTAGAGCCCATCAGGGGCTCAACGCGAGCCCGATAGGGCTAGCTCGCGTGGTAGCACTCGCTATTGGGATATCTCTATCTATGGCAATGCCCCTAGATGCACAGGCGAATGACCTAGCAATTCAACAGCTTAAAAAAGAAGCTGATTACCAATTAACTGATAAGCAATTAGCATGTCATAACGAGATAGTACATAGAGAGTCTCGATGGGACTATAAGGCTGTAGGCAACAAGTCCGGCACTAAGCAGGTATATGGGCTATACCAGATGAAGACTGAGAGCCTTAAGAGATCAACACCTATTAAGCAGTTCTGGATGTATTGGCATTATGTGGGCTATCGTTATGGATGGACAGTCTATGATGAGCCACACTATTGTGGTGCGTTACTACATCTAAAGACTAAGGGATGGCAATGAGTACCAAGCGCGGTGATCCTAGAGGGACTAGAGCTTATAAGGCTAGGCGCTTAGAGGTATTACAACGTGATCAATGGTCATGCTTCTATTGTATGCAGCCAGCCACGACAGTCGATCATGTGATTCCAATCATCAAAGGTGGAGATCCCATTGCATTCGATAACCTTGTGAGCTGTTGTGCATCATGCAATAGCAAGAAGGGATCACGCTCTGAGGGTGTTTTTTTAGCACGACAGTCCAC